GGTTATGCTATGGCGTTAACTGCTCTCGTTATGGCCTTGCCTGCTGGTGCTACCCTTGACGAAAACAACACAACTATCGCCTCAACAACTATCACAACCCTGACCGGTACGTTTACAGATTATCTCGTTTATGTAATTCCCGGAGTTTTGGTTATTTTCCTAATGTTCTGGGGCTTCAGGTTTGTAGTTCGCTGGATGCGTAAGTTCGCACACTAGGACTAAGATTTTTTATAGTCTTTTCCTTTTTAGTAAAGGGGTGATTACCCACCCCCTTACAGGATTGCAGTCTGTTCCCTGCGTCTATAGGTAATTATAGGCGTGGGCATTAGCCTTCAATTTTATTTTTATGTCGCTCAAGGTCTTGTCTTTTTTATCAACACGAAAAATAATGCTATTAGCATTATTCCTTTTTGTTCTTTCTACTAGGTCTGCATACGCAGATGTTATCTCAAATTTTAGTCTTACTTTAGTCGATAGGGTTTCTTCAGTTCAATGGGGAAATCCCGATTATCCGGACGGTTTAGAGGGTGTTTTCATACCCTATGGCACTAACTTTGGTTCTTCAGCGAAAATTGGTTCAATTAAAGTTAACTGGCAACAAGATGATGGCGACTATTCACAATTTTATATTACCGATTATAACGGGGCTTCTTTTTATCCTACTAATGTTATCAATGACGCTTTTGACGGGTTAGCGACTTTTTATTTCTCATCTACTTCTACGATTGATTTATCAGTTAATAAACTCGCTTCAATATCCGGCTCAAGTGTTTTATGCAATCCCGGATGTAGTGCTTCTCCTGCTATGGGTGGTGATTCTTCAGTTTCTGTTTATTCTGGTGAGCGTATAATTTATACTATTTATGATGAAACTGGCGAAGATACAATTACAAGCAATATAGAATTTAGTACCAATCATCTTACTTCTACTACTACACCCGATTTTAAAAATTGGGCTTTGGAGATTTCCGCAAGCAATTCAATTTATAAACTAGCTTGGGGGGTCAATTATAAACAAGCTAGTTCTAGCAGTTGGCAATATAACGATTTTTATTATAATGAAGCGACGACTACTCAAAGCTATTATCAACAGTTAGAATACTTAGAAAAAACCAATCACCTTTTTGCTGGTGATTATGTAGCAGTTGCTTATCTAGCTTATGTATCGGCAACGTCCGAAGTTTATAGTTTACTTGCTTCTAGTTCACCTCTGAGTTTTACAATCGAAGATGGTGAAACAGTACACACTCCGGGTTCAGTTATCGTATATTTACAAAATCCGTGGAATGAGGAATTTTGTACTCCTACAACTTGGGTTGTTTCCGGAGTTGATTTTGGTGTGGGTTTATGTAAAGTATTTGCAACATTATTTGTACCTAACCCTAATTGGTGGGAAGATAAAAAACAACAGATAGTTTCCGAAGCTAATACTAGAGTTCCTTTTAAATATTTAACCCCTATTATTGCAGAGTTTGAAGGTATGGAAGAAGTTGCGCCAACTTCTTCAATTACTAATTTAATTGATGTTTCTTATGATTTGCCTAACGGTACGACTATAAACGTTCAAGGTGCAGATGTTCAAAGCGAGGACTTTCAGAGAGTTTGGGCTGTACCTAGAGCGATAATGGTTTATACCTTATGGATTCTTTTTGCTTATTATTTAGTAACAAAAGTTTTAGAGTTTTTTGTTAGTAAAAATTCACAATAATTTTATGATTATACAAGCAATTTTTACAGTATTTTCTTTTCTGCTTATAAAAATGATGCAAATGTTTCCTTTAGATTTGCCTAATACTGGTATGGATGATAATATATTTGCTTCAATCTCAATTTTTGGCGCTTGGTTATATAAAGCAAATTCGTTTCTCCCTGTATCAGAATTGATGTCAATTTTCTTGGCGGTTTTAACAATTGAAATTGCGTTCTTTATTTGGGAAGCTAGTTTCTTTGTATATCAAAGATTCTTTAAATGATAGTTTTACATATTGGTAAAATTGGTGAAGGGAAAAGCTATTCCTGTACTTGGGAGATTTGGAAATGGTTGCGTAAAGGTGTTGATGTTTATGCTAACTGGGATATTAATTTTACTAGTTATTTAAAAAAAAGAGAAAGGAGTTTTTTTTATAGATTCATAAACCGTAATAGAAAATGGGGAAAACTTTATTTTTTTACTAACATACAAGATATTTATGGTATAGTTAACGGCCAGATTTATATTGATGAAGCTCATACTTGGTTGGGCTCACGAGAGTATCGCGACACCCCGAAAGAATTTATAACAAAAATGTCGCAGAGCAGAAAATATAAAACAGACTTGCATTTTATTTGCCAATATGCTTCACAAATTGAATCAGTTGTCCGGAATCTCTGCAATATTGTAGTGGTTCATACAAAGTTTTTTGGTTTAATGCGTTTTAAAGAATATGACGGCATATACATTAACTCTTTAGATGAACCCGAAAAAAAACCAAAAAGCATTATAACAGGTTGGGTAATTTTCCGAAAAGCATTTGCTAACAGTTATAATACTTTTCAGATTTTAGGTAATAATTTCCCTCCATTTTCTAATACTCCAGTTTGGAGTATTGAACAATATAGAAAATTAAAGTTGGTAGTCCCAAAACCTTCAATAAAGGAGTACAAAGTTTATGAAAAAAATTATATCACCAATAACATACGAGTACGGAGTTTGTCGGATTCACGATAGAGTTGACTGTGATTTTTGTATGGAGTTGTACGGTTTTAATGATGTGGGCTTTTATTTTCCTCCCGCGCCTAAAAATTATAAAAAATATCGTAGTCCTTCTGATATAGAAATTCCGGAGTATTGGCAAAATAAGATATAATTATCTTAAAATTTAATGGGTTATATACCCGATTTAGAAAGGAAGGTGATTTAAAATGGCGAAGGCTCTTATTACAAAAGTGGAAGCAATAGGGGACAAAGGAATTTGGACCAAGTTTTCATTTTTAAAAGAGAGTGGCGAAGCTGGTTCAACTATTATTCAAACTGCAAAATATGAACAAGCTGGCCTAGATGATATGGTGGTTGATACAAAACCCCTCTTTGAAGAAAACGAAGCTGTGGAGCTAGATTTTAGCTCTTCTATGGTTGGAAGGGTAGAAAGTATTACAAAAGCTAGATAACGACAATTTAGCTGAAGGCGGTGGGTCGGCTCGCCGAAGGCGAGCCACCGCCTGTATTACTTGTTATATACCTCACTAAAGCAGATGTACAACAGAATTTTTTTTATTTCTCATATTTAAGCCATGTTTACAGACCGCAAAATTATCCTTTGTGGCTCAACAGTCCATTATTATCAATTCTCAAAACTAATACTTTATGGGAATCCAAGTAAACCTAAAACAAGGCAACGAACAAAAAACAACAACAGACGCGAGGATAACATTTACCGAACAAAAAAGTCAATCAGGCATATCTTACAGGCTAATGCTTACCAGTATAACAACAACTCCGGAAAGGCTATCCCGCCTATGTTCTATACTCTTACGTTTGCAGAATCAGGTAGAGATCTCAAGCAAAGTAATTTGGAATTAAAAAGGTTTATATTGCGACTAAACCACTATTTTGGTAGGAGTTTCCGCTATTTAGCAGTTCCGGAGATACAATATCACCGCGAATCAAAATATGGCGTAGGCGTTTGGCACTATCACATTATTTTTTTTGATTTACCATACAATCCAGATATTTATGGCATATTTTTAAGATTGTGGGATTTAGGCTCTGTTTATGTCAAAACTGTCAAAAATCTTCTACACTTGACACGTTATGTATCAAAGTATATCTCAAAAGAGTGTGCAGATACTCGTTTAATTGGTGAAAAAGCCTATTTTTGTTCTCGTAATTTAAAGCGTCCTCAGACAATCTATAATCCTCAAGCTGTCAATCTTTTATCTACAGTTTTAAAAAATCCAGTTTTTCAAAAAGAATATAACAGTTTTGACGCTAAAATAATCTATAAAGTTTTTACAATAAATCCAAAGGTAGTGGAAAACTCATTTGACACTATTTTAAAATTTTCTATACTTAACTTGTAATCTTCTACAATGACTATCGAAGATAAAAATGAGTTAAAAAAAGTGGTATTGGCACTTAGTGGCTTTTTAATACTACTTTTTTTTTATGGTTTACCAGTTAAAGCCTCGGCTGATTTAGCTAGTTCCACTCCGGAAAGTTCGTGTATTTATTCAGGCGTATATTTCCGCACTTCTAACTCAGAGTATTGGGCAAGCCATTTTGTTTT